GCTCTATGTCGCGTCTGATTTCTGCAAGACTGTTTTTGAAAGACAATTCCCTCAAGTGACGTGGAAGGTCATGCGGCTCTTAGCCTACGAGAGCCCGCATAAGGCGCCGAAGGAAACCACGCCATACACATTTTACACAATCGGAAATATAGCCGACCCCCGCAAAAATATCCAAGGTCTCGTGAACGCTTTTCTAAGCTGCGGCTTCGGACAGGAAGCGCGCCTCGTACTCAAGGCGACGTGCATGCAGCCTATAGAGATCAAGTTGCCCGGAATAGTTGTCATAAACGGTCTACTGAGTGACGAGGACATAGATAAGATTCATAACAGTTGTCATTGTTACGTCAATTGCTCGCACTCCGAGGGTGTCGGAATGGGGGCCGTTGAGGCGGCTATGAGGTCCAAGCCCGTCATTATATCAGACTACGGGGGCCTCAAAGAGTATGTAGATACGCCATGGGTCGTGAAGTGCACGACGGGGCCTATTGGGTTTGACGATTTTCTATTCACAAAAGACCTTGAGTGGGGTCATCCTGACCAGAAAGATCTTGCCGATTGTCTCAAGAACTGCTTTGAAAAGCGCGTCGCGTTTTGGGACCACGCGCATACGAGCGAGCAAGTTAAACAATGCCTGCCGCATTTGCTGGAGGCTTGCCAGCATTGACGAGGTTCAGGTTCTTGACCATCTGTGCCCGCAGCATATTGAGGCCCTGAGTTGCGTTCTGCGCTGCGCGGGCAGTGGCCGCAGCTTCCGCAGCCTTGGATGCATTTTTTAACTTGTTTGCAATAGCCGGGAAGTTTAGTTTAATCATCTGGTTGGCGGCATTGGCGAATCCACGCGCCGCCTGACTGCTGCTCTGATTCATCTTTGCGAGGTTCTGGGACACATTCATACCAGCCTCGGCGTTAGCTTGCGCGACTGCCGCGGTGTTCAGTTTTTTCATGGCGTTATTCGTCTGCATGATAGCAGCATTGGTAGTGGCCATTAATAAATGGAAATATTAAAACTCTGTGCGCGCTGGGGAGCTCGGGCTTTCAGCACCCTGAGAATTTACCCAGTAAATGGACAGGTACGTCACGAGAGCGACGACTATTGACGACGCAAGCAGGAATCCCTTCTGGGAGTTGAGGAACAGGACCACATCATCCACGACCTGGATGCCAGTGGGCTTCTTTATAAGACGAGGGACGATATAGACTATGAGAAAGTTGACGGCAAGAGCTGCCCATATATAGTTCCAATTAAACTCCATTCTATCAAGTGCCTACATTTTTTCCGCCACCGAGTGCTTCTTGCAGAACTCGCCGCAAGTCGCCTTGAAGCCGCAGCGCCGGCCCTCTAGTGTCAGCGCCTTGCAGCGGAGCGCGTCGTGTAGGACCACCTTGCCCTTTTTCACAGTACCCTTGTTTACTACGGCCGTCTCCTGCATCTTAGGAGCGCCCGTGTACTCCTTGGTAGTGTGCCGCTTGGCCTCCAGCTCTTGGGCGTGCTCGCGCGAGCGCAGAAGGGTGTCGGCCAGCTTTTCAGGGTAAGGGTGGTTGCGCGCCACCGCGTCATTGTAGAACTGCTGCCATAGGGGTCCACCCTTGCCCTTGGGAGGGTGCGAGATATGCTTTGCGGCCGAGGCCGTGGGTGGGGTGACCCCTCTCACCCTCCCTTCCGCGGAGGTTGTGAGGGGTGCGCGCCACTGGCTGTAGGTCGGGCGGAGCTTGTTCAGATCCATGGTTGTTTTGGGGGTGTGGATCCAATGATCCACACCGACCCTATCCTGCACAGGACACGTTTTTTTTGTGCCCTTGAAGTAAGATGTCACCCCGGCGCCCTTCCGTATCTGGCCTGAACTTTAGCACGTGGAGGCGCTCCAATGCAGGTCGTGCCGTCCGCCACTACAAGAAGCGTACGAGCCCCTCTTCAGGCAGCCACAAGTCGCCGAAGACCTCGGCGTCCCTCATGCGCCTCCGCAATCGGGGGATGCGTACCGTGGCCACCCTCAAGAATTACAACGCCGCCGTCTTACGGCGCAATCACGCCCGTGTCAAGAAGATGCTCAAAGAGATCGCCAACTACGAGGCCCGTCGGACGCACAAGCTCGTGCGTCAGCCAAATGGCTCTTTTTCGCTTGCGAGACGCACTTAAAAATTGCCGCCTAATATTATCTAATGCAGATCTTCGTGAAGACCCTGACTGGTAAGACCATCACGCTAGAGGTTGATTCTAGTGACTCCATCGCTAATTTGAAGGCTAAAATCTCCGATAAGGAAGGCATCCCACCGGACCAGCAGCGCCTAATTTTCGCTGGAAAGCAACTGGAGGATGACAGGACACTTGCAGACTACAACGTGTCTAAGGAGGCGACTTTACATTTGGTACTGAGACTCAGGGGAGGAACGCTTGTGAGTTAAAAAATAATATAGTGTCTTATTAAATGGTATACAGAGGGAGAATTTATAGAATTGACAACCTTGAAAACTCCAATTTTTACATAGGGCAAACTCGTATGACTTTATCAAAAAGGTTCACTGATCATAAATCCGAAGCCAGGCGGGGCAAGGTCAGAGTAACTTTATATAACGCCATACGAAAATATGGAAATGATATGTTTACAATTGAAGATGTGGAAATTATTCAAGCCTTGACGAAAGAGGAACTTGTGCGACTTCTGAATGACCGCGAGATATATTACATTTCAACACTCAAGCCACCTTACAACGAAGCGCCAGGAGGGCTCGGTCATACAGGAGTTCAATGGACGGCGGAACGACGTGAAAACTTCAAGCGACTTATGAGCGGTGAAAACAACCCCAACTACGGAAAACCATTATCAGACGAGACCAAAGAAAAACTAAGAGCATCTTTGAAAGGCCGTGTAATATCCGAAGAAACGCGTAAGAAAACAAGTCTTACTATGAGAGGCGTTCCTAAAAGTGATGAAACGAGAAGAAAGATGGCGGAAGCTCAAAAAGGCCATAAAATGCCAAAAGGAAAGGACTCAAATAAGGCTGTACCTATTCACCAGTTTGGTAAGGATGGTATTTTTATGAAAGAATTTGGATCTATAGCAGATGCAGCAAACGAACTGGGGTGTCAAAGGTCAGGCATATGTTTCTGTTTAAAAGGGCGTATAAAAACATCAGGGGGTTTTGTGTGGAAATACGCCTGAACTAATTTCACTGTAAATATAAATGTCTTTCACCATCCAGGACCCCGAGTCGGGTCTTTTCTGGACGTCTGGTATTTTTGGCCGCGTCCAGCTGGGCACCACCCCTAACGTTTACACTCTTGAGGGCTCCTACATCAAGAATGTGAATTCTGGAAACTATGTGAACCACGTGTCCGACCTCCTTCACGAGGGTGGCGTGCCAGACGAGTTTGTTTTCGGCGACGATGGCGTCATCAGCACCCAGGGCAAGACTGTCACTGCCGGCGGCTTTCTGCATGTTATGGATGGAGAGGACACAAAGTGGGTCAAGGTGGGCGGCGCGGCCGCTCCGATTGAAGAGGAGGAGGACGTGCCAGTCACGCGCGGCGCGGCGCTGATTGAGGAGGCGCTGAACGCCACCAAGGAGTGCGGGTGCAAGTGTGGCGCGGACTGCGAGTGTGAGGACTGTGATTGTGAAGAAAAAACTCTCTAGATAAATTAGAATGGGTGTTAAACCTGAAATTTGGGGACCGGCCCTATGGGGTGCGATCCACATGGCGTGCCTCACAGGTACAGCAACTGCAGAATTTATGAACGCAATTGCCGACGTGATTCCTTGCCCATCATGTGGTACTCACTTTAGCCAACTCCTCATGGAGTTCCCCTTCCCAGATGGCGGCGACGCGGCCACTTTATTCCAGTGGTCTGTAAACATCCATAATAAAGTCAACGCCCGTATAGGAAAGCCGATTTTCACGGTGGAGCAAGCTCTTCAACGGTGGTCGGGCCAGCCATCTTCGCAATTTAATATGATAATTATAGTTCTTTTCGTCTTTTTGCTTTTATTCGCGTTATCAAAACTTTTATAAATGTTTATATAAATGGCGGGTGGTATCTTCCCAGGTCAACCGTTTGCCCTCAATATTAAGTGTGTTATATTTTCAGCGATTCTTGCGGCCGGATACTGGTTCGCCCCTCACAAGAATCTCTGGGTCCTCGCGTTCCTCTTATGGTTCCCTTATATAGCGCTCGCGTGGTATGACTACGCGTATGACTGCCAAGATAAGCTCAAGCCAACTCTTGTGCCATTTGGCCGTTACATATGGCTTCCGTTCAAACCCCAGGGGTACAAAGATGAATTCAACAAAATGCCCCCAGAACAAATTCAAGCCATGAATAAACTTGACCACATCGTATTTTGGACGGCAATTGCGGCCGGTACAGGTTACATGCTCCTCAAGTGAAAACATGTGCCGTCCTGCCCAAGGGTCCCCCCTTTGGTCTAAAGGCAAGACAACTTTTATAGTAAATGCAGTATGAACGTCTCAGCCACGTTGAGCACATTCTTAAACGACCCGACACTTATGTTGGATCCCTCCCTCGCGAATCTGCCTCCTATTGGATTCGCGACGGGGAGCGTTTCAAGCTTTCTGAGCTTTCTGCTTCACCTGGGTTGGTGAAGATCTTTGACGAGGTTCTGGTCAACGCCATAGATCAACACTCTCTACACCCAAAGAAGGTTTCCAAGATTGAAATTGTTACGGGCAAGGACTTCGTTTTTGTTAGAAACTACGGAGTATCTATTCCGATCAAGAAACATGAGACGGAGCGGGACGCCACCGGAGTCCCGCTCTGGATCCCCGAGCTCATATTTGGCCACCTTTTGACCAGCTCCAACTACAACGACGAGGAGCAACGCGTGACGGGTGGACGTAATGGGTACGGTGCCAAGTTGGCCAATGTATTCAGTTCTAAATTTAATATAAAAATTAGTGACGGTAAGAAGATCTACATGCAAACTTGGACCGACAACATGAGCAAGGTTGAGCCGCCAACAATCGTCACTTCGACCGACAAGATCTCTCCGTACGTTTCCATCACATTCTATCCAGACTGGAAGCGCTTCGGTGGTGCGGGCGACTTTGAGAAGCTCGCGGAGAAACGCGCATGGGACACGGCCATGTGGTGCTCAAAGGCTCAGGTCTGTTTCAACAAGGAGTTGCTCAAGGTCCCGAGCCTGGAGGAGTATGCCCGTATGCACGTCGGTGATGTGCCGATCGCCAAGATGCACACCGGCGAGAAGTCCGATGGGACTTCTCTGGACATCGTTGTGGCCCACTCAACGAGCGGGGCGTTCCAGCAGTGCTCGTGGGTCAACGGCATCTCCACTACCAAGGGTGGTGCACACGTGGACAAGGTGACCAAGGCGCTGTGCGATGCGATCGCCGCTGACAAGCGCGTGACGGTGAAACCTGCACAGATCAAGGCGGCGCTCTTTGTGTTTGTCCGGGCGGTCGTGGTCAACCCCACCTTCAGCAGTCAGACCAAGGCGGAATGCACTTCAAAAATTACGGATGCCATTGATTTGAAACCAAAATTCGTCAAGGACGTCTTGGCGACGGGAATCCTGGACGATCTCCTCGCTCTCGGCCTCGCAAAGGTGGACAAAGAGCTCAAGAAGACTGATGGGTCCAAGAAGTCGCGCATTACGGGTGTTCCGAAGCTCGACGACGCCAACTGGGCTGGAACTCACCGGTCTCACGAGTGCACGCTTATTGTGACCGAGGGAGACTCCGCGAAAGCCCTGGCCATTGCTGGTCTGAGTGTTGTAGGCCGCAATGCATTCGGCGTGTTTCCACTCCGGGGTAAACCTCGCAATGTACGGGACGCTTCTGTAAAGCAAGTGACTGACAACGAGGAATTTAGCAATTTGAAGAAAATCCTCGGGCTCCAACATGGCAAAATCTATAGTTCACTGAGAGATTTGCGGTACGGTCGCATCATGATCATGACCGATGCTGACCTGGACGGTAGCCACATCAAGGGCCTCGTCCTCAACATGTTCCACGTATACTGGCCAAAGCTGATTGATCTAGGGTTTGTTGTGAGCATGGTGACCCCTGTGATCAAGGCGGGGAAGACCTGGTTCTTCACAGAGGAAGCCTTCCGGGAAGCTGCGTCTCAGCGGTCTGGTGCCATGCCCGGTCCAGTCAAGTACTACAAGGGTCTGGGTACCTCCACAAGTACAGAGGCAAGGGAATATTTCAAGCAAATTGAGAAACTCACAGTCGCCTTCAATTCCGATCCAAAAATGAATGAGTCAATGATGCTCGCGTTTTCCAAGGCGCAAGCCGACGACCGGAAGAATTGGATGACAAATCACATGGCGTCCCCTCCAGCTGGGATCGCGTACGGGGCCGTAAAGGATCTCCCGGTCACTGAATTCATCCACCGTGATATGGCCAATTTCAGCGCCGAAGACATCAAGCGCAGCATTCCCCACGTTGCGGACGGGCTCAAGCCTAGTCAGCGCAAGGTGATTTACGCGTGCCTCAAGCGAAACCTCGTGGCCGATATGAAGGTTGCTCAACTGGCGGGTTATGTGGCTGAGCAGACGGCGTACCACCACGGTGAGGCGAGTCTTCAAGGCACCATAGTCAACTTGGCTCAGAATTTCGTAGGCGCCAACAATCTCAACTTGCTAGAGCCATCTGGGCAGTTTGGCACGCGCTTGGCGGGTGGCAAGGATGCAGCCAGCTCCCGTTACATCTTCACACGTCTGAATATACTCACGAAGTGCATTTTCCACCCTGCTGATAATTCTGTTCTAAAATACGTCAAGGATGATGGCCAGCTGGTGGAGCCCGAGTTTTACGCGCCCGTTGTGCCCATGATCCTTGTGAACGGTGCGGAGGGCATCGGCACGGGTTTCAGCTGCTACGTGCCTCCGTATGATTTGGAGATTATCAAGCACAATATCCTATGCGCCCTCAATCAAGTGGCGATGGTACCCATGGTCCCACACTTCAAGGGGTTCAGGGGTACGGTGAAGAAAACCAAGGATCATACATGGGTCATGGAGGGGGTGGTTCAAGGTGAGGAGGGGTGTCGGTGGCACGTGACGGAGCTGCCCCCGGGCAAGTGGATCCAGGACTTCAAGGAGCACCTGGACGATCTCTTGGAAAAGGGCACGATCCAAAAGTACGAGAATCACTCGACTGAGACCAGCCCTGACTTTTTCATCTGGGGTGGGATCTCGGGCGCGTGGGAAGACCCCGTCAAGGAGCTGGGCCTGACCAAGACGATTCACACGAGCAACATGTATCTGATCGGCCCCAACGGAGCGGTGAAGAAGTACGCAAGTCCTGAGGAGATTCTTGTAGACTATATTGATATTCGCCTAGGGACTTATAAGAAGCGCAAGGCGTGGCTCCTCAAGGAATTTGAGTCTGAAATTCAGTGGCTATCTGAAAAGGCGCGATTCATCAAGGGGGTGATCAGCGGTACATTGAAGGTCCTGAACACACCTCTGCTTGAGATTCAGAAGCAACTCAAGGCGGCCAAGTTTGCAGACGAACTTTGGTCAAAGCTCCTAGACATCAAGACGTACCAGTACACGAAGGAGGAGGTGGACAAGCTGATGGCGCTCATCACCAAGCGCACGCAGGACCGGGACACTCTGAAGGCGACGAGTGTGGTGCAGTTATGGAAGAATAATCTGAGTGAGTTGTAGATGGCGCAAGCGCTCCGCCTTGAACAACAGGCGCAAGCTTCAGTGTTTAATTTATTCAAAAATGTGCTCCTTTTGGAAAGAAATATACAAGACGCGTTCACCAAAACTGTAGGAAACTCGTCCCCTCCCCTAAGCGCACCCACACCCCTCCCTACAGTCGCATCCCCTCAGCCTGAGGTCAAGCCCGTCTCACTGTACCCCTTGGACGTGAACGGATTTTATCGCGCCACAGGACCGTACGAGGTGACATTTTACGTCACGAGCGACCAGCCTTTGATTCCCGTCGGTGAGGGATGGACCGGTGATGGGTTCACAGGAATTATGGGCCAAATCCAGATTACAGGTGCGACTATGAAAAAGGGTGAAGGATACAATTGGTCTTTTACTTTACAGACCGACACCGATCAGAATATACAAGGCACACAAATGGCGACGGGCGCGATTCTTTATCCACCGTCCCAGTTCAAGTACCTGAGCAAAAGAGTCAAAGTTCCTGTTTACGGTTACTACACCTCAGAACTCAACAAGGTGGTGTTTTATTTCACTTCACCCCCGCCAACCCAAACGACTATAGGATGGATTATCACCGGGCTACCCACTTTCAAGGTTGATATGAAGATCACATCCTTCTCACAAGGTACATACGCCACTTTAGAAGCTATAGATGGAAGTGCAGCCCCATACAGTCCAGTCGACGTCTACGTCAATGGTGTACCGGCTATGATTCAGGAGCCCCTATTCACAAATACATTCACGCTGGGTAGATTCACGGCCTACGCGTCTCCTGATGTGGACATCCCAGATATTCCAGTTGAACTAAATCAAAACATTTCACTTGGAAATTACGCAAGCCAGCGTGATCTGAACACGGACGTGGTGTGGCAGGACGTGCAGCCACCGGGCAGGTTGTTCCCCGAAAGCAAGTACTTTGAAACAAAGGGTCAAGGATTCAGTTCTGGATCTCTTCTCGCGTTACAGGCGGTGGGCCCACAGGAAAAGTACCTCCTGACCGACGATATGACCAAGTCGCCGTGGAATCCAGCGTACAAGCACTACTCAAATTTTGTGATGTACCAAAAGGTGTACCCTTTCCCGCCACCAAGCCCGTATTATCAGGGACAAAGTGTTCAGATTGAGCTTCGGCCAACAGAGATGGGCCACCTGCTATCAAACATGTATCTCTCGGTGACTTTGCCACCTCTGGCTGGTTCCAACAGTTACACGAACAATGTTGGTCGCGCTCTAATCAAACAGGTTGACTTCTTGGTGAACGAAACCATAGTTGAAACGCTTTACGACGACTGGTACATCATTCGCGATCAGATGTTTTTAGATGCAGACGAGCAACTTGGGCTACAGACGGCGCTCAACGTCTCAAACGCCCAGGTTGGCGGAACAGTCACCATTCCTTTGGAGTTTTTCTTCTGCCGGCGTTACTCGCACAATAACAAAGGACGTGAACGCCTCCGCAAACCTTATTTCCCATTGTGCTCCATGTGGAATCAGCGTCTTTATATCCGATTTACTTTCAACCCCAACACGTGGTGGGCGAGTCTACCATCAAACACCTCCGTAGATATATACCCCCCGGGTACAACCTCATGGCCAAAGATTATTACAGAGGAAATTTTACTTGAAAATCCGGAAAAGTTGTACTATCAACACACTCCTCTCAAGTATATAGTTAACAGAGTTCAGAAAGAGTCTTCACTGTTCTTTAACAGCGCAAATCCTATTCTACAATTGACAGCCAGCTTTCCCGTCCAAGTCATTTCATGGTTTTTTAGAAACAAAAATTATGAGGACGTGACGAGTGGTAAATATTACAACTCGCGTTACAGCTACGGGTATACGACTCAATATATTCAAACAGGTATAGGGCTCCAATTTCCATCGGGAAATTCAAACTATGTGGACGTGATCAATAACGCCAAGATTACTCTCAATAACGTTGATATTCTGAGTACGTTCCAGGGTTCTCTCTACTATTCTTTTAAACAGCCCATGGAACATGGACTCTCAATTCCATCAAAAAACATCTACATGTATTCTTTTGGGTTAACTCCGAAAGAATACAATCAGGGAGGGTATCTTAATTTTTCAAAATTAAATTCACAAACTACCAGTCTTCAAATTAACTTCAATCAAGCTTATACTAGTCAAATTATTACTGGATACAATTTGTACCTATTTTACTATGGGTACACTCTTCTACAGTTTCAGGGAGGCTTTGCTTCTCTTCCATTCCTCTAAGAACCTTGATAATTCCGTTAGAAATTGCCCATCTCAGAAAGTTGAGCTGTGCGCACGTGGTCGTCAACCCTTGGAACTCTGTCCGCTCTGTTCTGCAAAACGGATCAAAAAGCTTTTTACTGTACCCGTCCAGACTGGACTTGTAAGCCACGTGTACCGTAAACACCTTGCCACTCGGAGCCGTGAACGTCACGTGGTTATTCTTGGAGTAGTTTGTCACGAACCACTCCAGTTTGCGAAGGGACGGGCCCTTGCCATTACCAATTATGCTATGAAGTTGTTCACGATTCTCGGGAATCTCAAAAAATTTAGTCAGACTCGCGAGAAGTAGATCAGACTTGGACATTAACTACTTTAGTTTCAAAATCTCTAAGTGTCCCAAGGAGCCTTTTCTTCCGTCACCTGGACTTCTACCTGCGGCTTCCCCTGAGGAGATTGGCCTTGATGAAACCCACAATAGCCATTCTCTTTCGGCATTTTGAGACAGCGCTGTTTACTTCTGAGAATTCCTTTGCAAAAATTGCATTCAATACTCAATGTATCTTTTATGAGACGTTCAATAGGGATGTCGTAGAGGCGCGAAACGACGTCTAAAATAGCCCGAGTCTTGAGGCTCGTGCGCCTCTCCACCTCCTCCTCTATGAGTTGTATAATTTGGTGCTGCAACGCAGCCATACCTACTCTAAAGGCGCAGCTTTTATGCCACCAGCAAACCTCGTCAGGAACGCCTTGCGCGCCTTGAGCTCTTCGGTGCACTCCGTCTTGGCCATGAACTTTTTGTCAAAAATCAAGTCGGCGCTGACGAGCGGCTCTAGAAGGTCCTGTACGGGTTTCTTGAACTGGTTCGTGAAGTAGTACTGGTAATCAATCGGGACATTCTTGTCACGGACCCATGTGGGGTCCTCAGCCTTTTCAAACATCCTGCCTTCACCCTTCACGATGACAAACGGCACTCGGTCACCTTGCTGCGGCTCTGAACCGGGAGCACGCGCCTTGATCTTGTCACGCACCGCCACGTGAGCCATAGGCACCTTGTACGCCGACGCGAGCTGCTTGCTCATCAAAAGGGAATCCATGGGCACCTGACCGTGCATGAGCTTCTTTGCCGCGTCCCGCGCCTCTTGAATAACCGGCGTCGGGTCGCTTGACTCTAGAATCATACCCAAGAGCTTTTTGAGCGTCTCTCGCACGAAAGGACAGCTGTCACGGCGGACCACTTGCAGACCCTTGACGTCAATCTTTTTGAAACTCACCGTCACAGTCCCGTCGGGACTGGTCTTTCCTTCATACATCTTTGCTGCGTAACGCTTTTTTGAGTACAGGAAATAAGGGCAATAAACCTTCTCAAGTTCCAGATCGTTAGGCGCTTTGAAGAGTTTCGTGCATTGCTCAGCAGCCTCATTACCGAGTTTCCAAGAGTAGTCTATCGCATCTTGGCCTTTGCGACCCTGCACATCAAACTCCACCATCACAGAGTCCGTGTTCTTCACGATCATACACCCGACACCGGCCTGAAAGGTCCCGGCCTCCGTCTCGAGGTCGTAGACGTAACCGTCCCATGAGTCGTGAAGGATATCTATCTTCTTGATTGCGTAAGGATTCTTCCGGAAGGATGATTTGGTAAATGTGAGTCTGAAAACATTACTCTTGTCTAAACGCGTATTCAGAGAGACCTTGAACCCTAGCGACGTCAGAAACATGAAGTACCACTGAGCCGTAACCTGATTCTTGGTGTCTATCCGAAGGCACCCACCAACCTCGTTATCACGACGGCACCCGTCGCTCGCCCACAGACCTTGAAAGAAGGAATCATGACCCATGGCCTCGAGTGGCACCTTCTTTGCTTGACCGTCGTAGCACAGTGTGCGCCAAGTTTTGACGAGTTTGACAATGTCACCGCGTGGCGAAAGTTTATAGACTCCGGAACTCTCAAGGGTGTCCATTATAACAAACTTGTAGTCAGGGTAGAGCACCTCGAGGATATCTTTGCAATTGTTTAGTAAGTCAATATTCTGATTGTTGATTGCCCACGTCGCCTTGGATCCCGAAGGACACTGATAATGACCACATGAACCATCACCGACGAACATTCCGAGTACAAACAAGAACTCGTCGGAGAATGACGACCCATTAGAACTAGATGGAAATGAATGAAACAGCTCTTGACCCTGAGCAACATCAACAGGCTTGAGTAATTCACACGCGGGGCTCAAGAGTGAATGATCTTCCGTCACGTCGACCAGCCCGGTGTGGGTCAGGACTCGCCAGATCTTCTTTTGACACTTGTGCCTGATAACACGCTTGATCGGCTGCCAGCCGAGGTGCGTCCACGCATCCAAGTCCGAGAGGTTGCACTGCTCCTTGTCCGTTCCTTCTTTGAGGAAGCCTGGATAATCACTCCACGATTCTGCAAGGTTCTCAATTTTCTGGACCGATACCACGTCACGTCGTCGTATGAGCACTGGCGTCTCGGGCATCACAGAGTCACCGTAGCGAACCTTTGCTCCCGGGAAGTTCGCCTCCACATAGTTCTTCGTTTCATCAATCATCTGTCGTCCTCGCATTGTGACGGTTGATGCGATGGCGACGCACGGAAGCATGCCCTTAGAAGCACCAGTAAACCCATAAATTGAGTTCATGCTAATTTTATAGGCCAACTGTTGACCGTTGTAAATAGCCTCCATAGGCGTTCCTTCATTTTGGGCCATCAACTTCTTTGCCTTTTTGCGGAACGCCTTGAGGTCCATGAGGATGGTTGGGAGAAGGGAAACCACACCCTGTGCGAAACGATGCGGCCCGTACTGCTCGTACTCAACCCCAGGCAGGTTGTCGTACTTGGGGTCCATCACTAGCGTAGAATAACACAAGTTGTGAGCGCACATGATGCTCGGGTACAGACTCGCAAAATCAAGGGCTGTGATTGGTCCATAGTAGGCTCCGGTCTGTGCGTCAAGCACCGTCGCACCCTGGTAACCATCAGAGGCGCCTGCAACCATCGGCGGTTGTTTAAACGTCGGAATGATGAAGTTGAGCTCTCGGGCCTTCTTGGCCATCTGCGAAAACACCTTGATTTGCTGTCCCCGCTCGCTCAGAAACGCAAGGGGGACCCAACACGCCTTGGCCATCTCTATGACGTTCTGGATTTGGCAGAGCTTCTCCATGAGCGCGTGCGGCAGCTCAGTATCCTTGATACAGTACGCCGCCACCTCACCCAAGAGTTTGGGGTCACCGCCTGCAAAACGCGAGAAAATCTCTTTGACCGGCATGTCGTTTTTCTGATCTTTCAGAAAGTGCTTGGACACGTTGTTTAGCGAGTAGCTCTCAAGCTTGTGCTCACGCTTCACATCCTGGAATAGATCAAACACGTACCGGCCCTTCATGGGCGTCATCTTGAGGAGGTTGTTACCGAGTGCGCTTGAGCTCAGGTTCTTTTCAGTCACCTTCTCAATCGGAGAGTCCTTCACGCGACCCCATATCGTACTCGCACCGGTGAGCACGGCCCTAAAATGCAGAAACTCCAAATCAAACCCAAAGATGTTCCACCCAGTCAAGATATCGGGATCTGTTTTGACGAGATATTTCTGAAAAGCATCAAGGAGCTCCTTCTCAGTCTTGAACGACTCCACATCCTCGCTCTCCGTCTCTTTGAGGCACAGGCACTTTCTGTCAATGAAGCCGGATTTACCAAACGCCTTGGTCGTCATGCCAATCTGAAACACGACGTCATGAGGGTTGCGCGGGTCGGGGAAGGCCCCAGTGCTAGAGTAGCACTCAATGTCAAAGGACATGATCTTCAGTGGTGCGATGTCGTCACGTTCCAGCGGTGTGATGAATCGCCAGTTTGGCGCCCACAGATTCACATCGCACGTCGTCTCTGTATCAGGCTCGCACAGACCAGGACTGATCCATCCAGTAGAAGTGCAGCCGGACACGTGCATGAAACGGAGTACCGGGTCAATATTTGACTCGTACACACGGCACCCTGCAAGTTCTGGCCACTTCGCATTCTCTATGGCCCACGCGAGTCCACGGAGCGCGCGATGCGACTTGAAAGTCACTTGAATAAAATCAGAAAGTGCTTCGTTCTGGAAGCCCCACAGATCCTTGGCGCGCTTCGCTTCAGCCTTTGAGCACTTGGTCTTTACAAAATCCAAGATTTCCTTGGTCAATTTTCGGGGTTTGATATAGAAAAACGGTTGGAATGGAGTTCCCAAACACACCGACCGCCCATCTTCAGCCCGACCAAAAATCCTGATGGCAAATTGGTCGTCCTGGTCTTGCCCCTCCCAAGCGATTGCTTGGAAAGGGACCATCTTATAAATTTAAGGGTTTAGTTTTCTAAGTAAGTGACGCCTCGAGGATATGATACACAAAGTCGGTCAACCAGAGAATAGAAACTGGATTTTTGTTCTGAAAAGCGATCCATGCAAATATGGCTGACGCGATCATCTGAGGTAAATCTATTTTAGGATCGAAAAGCTTGAATGATCTTCCAGAATCTTTTACGAATTCCATTGTTAGCCAGAAATACGGAATGCCAACAAGACCCGCTATAATTACAGGCACTGGCCAGTCCGCCGTTCGCGTCGCCCACACAACACCCAACGAACTCACCAACAGAGCTAAAATAAAGAACTTGGTTTTCCTGTCCGAGACTTCTTTAATCATAATCCTGTATTCCCATTGACGTTTCACGTGCATGACGAGCGCAGTCACAAGAAACGCAATTTCATATACGTTTTTTGAGTTTGCGAGTAAATAGAGTATACTGGCGTCAAAGGCAAGCTCGATCGGCCAGTAACTCATTGGCTCCATTAATTATTATATTGATTTAAATACCAGTGGATCCGAAACCACCGATTCCGCGCACGGTGACGAGCCCCGTGTTCTCACTCGGCACCTCAACAACCTCCGCCACCGTAAAGTTCTCTAGGATGAGCTGAGCGATGCGGTATCCTGGGCGGATCACGAATGGCTGTGGGTCCAGATTCTGAAGAACCACCTTGACCTCACCTGTATAGTCTGGATCAATCACGCCCGCCAGAACGTCCAGACCGTGCTTCACGGCCAGTCCAGAGCGAGGTGCAATACGTCCATAAGTTCCTGGCGGGAGCTGAATTGTAAGTCCGGTCGCGACGACGATACGCCGGCCTGGTAGAATAACGTAGCTGTCAGTGCTGAATAGGTCATAACCAGCCGAGCCTGCGGTGGCGCGAACTGGCAGAGTTGCAAAAGGACTAATCTTTGTAACATTGAGAGCCATTATGGTATTTCCACGTCGGTAAGCTTTATATAGAGAGTTGACTGGTGTAAACGTCAGATGGCATTCAAGTCTCTACTTCTGGACATTGATGGGGTCCTGATCCGTGACAAACTTCTGTTGGAGCACGTCAAGGAAAATTGTGCGGAATATGTTCGTTCAAAATTGCCAGAGTCCAAGAATCCACGTGAAACCAACCGACTCTTGTATATTTCACATGGCCACACGGCGCGTGGATTGACGAGCGCATTCGGAATTGACACAAGTGATTTCAATGCCAAGGTGTATGACAAGAGTCTCATGGACCACCTCGCTGAGGTCATTTACACATCGGAGTTTCAGCAAGAGGCCAAGGACATTCATGAGCTGGTCCGAAGCGACTGGAACGTGAATTTATTTACAAACGCCCCCATTGAGTGGGCTGCCCCTATTGCTCGCGCCATCGGTGATGAAGTGTTCATCTCGTGCGCGGCATCGGACGTGTCGAAGAGCCCCATCAAGCCGGAAGCTGGTGCGTATACCCAATTTGCAAAACATCATACTCATATTTACGTTGATGATTCTCTCAAAAATATAGGAACCGCCCGATGGCTTCCAAACTGGCATCCGGTGTATTTCAATGAGGGCCCTACGGAGGAGCGCCTATGGTGCCCACAGGTGAGCTCCATTTGGGAACTGTGCATGTACGTCAACTCGGTTGACAAGTGGATAAGCGATAATCACAACGTGTAAAAAATGTAATATAAGACTAGATGAGCTGTGCAAGACCGGAGCAACTCTATGTGATCCTTCCGTATTTCAATTTTTGTGGATTTAAAAAACGTCAAGAACTTTTTATAGAATTCGTCCAGAGGTACAGCAGTCACGTGAAACTCGTGGTCGTGGAAGCGGAGGGTCCAGCTCCCCTCGGCCGCCTACCCGTTTTCAAGCACATCAAGTTCAGTTCTGATAGTAAAGTGTGGCTCAAGGAAAACCTGATTAATTTAGGAGTGAAAACCCTTCCACGGAACTGGAAGTACATGGCGTGGATTGATGCCGACATTCAATTTTTGAATGAAAATTGGGTCCAGGAAACGATAGACGAGCTTCAAACGGCTGACGTGGTCCAGCTCTGGCAGAGCGCCATAAACTTGGGGCCCAAGGGGGAAACTCTCAAAATAGACAAGAGCTTTGCGTACATGTTTATCGGGAGTGGCACGAAATGGTCACCCTCGGACAAGTACGGATTTTGGCACACGGGATACGCATGGGGCTGTACCAGACACGCGTACAACATCATGGACGGTCTGATTGATTGGGCCATTCTCGGTTCTGGGGACCGTCACATGGCCATGTCGCTCGCAGGTCTCGGCTCTCACTCGTTTCCCAGTAATATTAGTGAAAATTACAAGATTCTTTTGAAAATACATGAGTCTCGTGTAAAGATGTTTAAAGTGTCTTGGGTCAACGGCACAATCGTGCACTTCTGGCACGGCGCGTTCGCTGACCGGCGCTACAGAGAGCGATGGGATATTCTTACGAAAAATAATTTCAATCCTTTTGAAGACATTGGATACACGGACCGAGGTCTGGTTCAACTGTCTGAGAAGGGTCGGAGGTTTGAAAAGTTATTGGACGATTATTTTACTGGCCGTAGGGAGGATGGGACGGAGACGTCACCGGCGCCTTAAATTGTTGTCGGGGTCAAAGCGCGTCGCGTACCATGCTCTAGGCGCCTTGCCTTTCGTGACGAGCACGTACTTATATGTTCTCGCAATGGCCCACTGAGGAGCCGTCGCTCCTGGACGGCTTCCACCCGTTTTCCACGCCTTGAGGCCCCGGTTATAAACGGTGTTGAGCGTAGAACGGCTTATGCCTGTACGACGCGCAATAGCCTCCTTGTTAAATTTTAGACCCGGGTAGGTTTTATGAAATAAAACCGTCCACTTGGACTTGCGTTTTGTCGCAAACTTGTTTGACGTGCTCAGTCCCAGTTTACTGTACGGCGTCCTGCGCCGTCTCAAAAGTTCCCTCTCGCGTCTGAGTTTCATCGTCTGACTCAGACCTGAGAAGTAGCGTTCGGGCCACCGACGCCCAATTGTGATGTGACGTGGATGACGCTTCATCTATAAAGATTATGTATATTAGTTTTATAATGTGGACCATTTGGTTGGAACACGGTGATATACCACTTGAACCCATGGGGCGATTTCGCGACGAAGATGAGATGTGGGACAATGTGAGCATCATTATGAACGATTCACGATGGCGCGGCTCCACATGCTACGTCAAGGATGGAGACGCCGTCATCTGGCACAGGAGAATTCCTACTAAAAAGGGAAATATCTAAAAATAGTATGGGACGCATGAGCCTCCCGCCGTGGTGTACGACGCGGGCATCTGCCCTGGGGGGCACAGGCCTATGAACCCCTCACTGATGTACCCTGATGCCGTGCGGTTAAGCAGGAGCAGGACAATGAGGGCGGCTACAGCGACTTCATTTACTTATAGTTGGGAAAAAGACTCTGGACGCGCTGGACTGGAAACTCGCGAAGCTCGGCAGGCGTTCCCATCATCAGGCTCTGGGCGCGGCCCGTCTCACTGATGATCGGTGCGTAAATGGTCGTGATGGGGCGCACGTACGTGTCGGATGGGATGCCGACGAGCGACGACTCAATGCCCTTTGGCAGACAGTTGAAGCTCCACCCTGCCCACGTGCTGTTGACTGGGGAGGGAACGTAGCCGGTCGGGCAACTCGTGGAGGCGCGGGGCTTCTGCCACACGAGGAAAAGGATAACGACAAGGGCCAGTATGATGATTGCAGTCTTCATTTACTAGAGACGAATATTTTTGTTTACAAATAATAAATGTACCGCAACCGAAACAATGCGAACCTCGTAGAGGAACTGCAGGGTCGCCAGATAGCTGTCGCTACGATGAATATGCCAGCAGCTTACAAGAATTTATACAGGGCTCAGATCGCCGCCATCAAGCAGGAGATGGCCCGTCGTTCACGGGCGGCTGCTGTTGCTAGAAACGCGCCTCGCCGTCCCGCCCGGGCAGCCAAGGTTATTCAGAAGGCTTTCAAAAACATGTATTATGAACCAAACAATAACGGAATGGGACTGCGTGGACGCGGCTACCGCATGGCGATGGCTCGTGCGCGTGGAAATAACGCCGCTCAGGTGGGTCCCCGTGAGCGCATCACGGGTCTGCTCCGCACAAAGCTGAACAACCTTCGTCGCCAGACGAACCGTGGCGCGATGGTTAACATCTACAACGGCATGTACAACAAGTGGATGGCGGCAGGCGGCTCACACGGCGCCAAAATCCTGAACAATGCCCAGCTGCTCATGCATCGTCGCGGCCTCATCATGTGATAAAGTACAGGGTCGCTTAATTTTCAACCAGAAATGGGTTGGGGAATCTCCATCGACCAGGATGAGAATGGCTTTGTGTGCTGCGGAGACGCCGACTTTGAGACGGGTCCAGAGGATTACGAGGGCTACCCGCCATGTAGTTATAACATGATCTATGAGGGGGTCGAAGAGTATCATCGCGACATCGATTCGGCACGTGACGAGTTTGGCCTAGAGGCTGCCCGCGAGCAGGCCTGGGAGGCTTTCGCCGCCGCCAAGAGACGCTGGCGCGGTATGAATCACGATGAGCGGTGGAAGATTCACGGAGAGTGGATGGTTGAGAAGCGCGCTGAAATCAAGGCGTGCGTGGTGGACAAGGAGGCGCGAAAGGCCAAGAACAAGGAGATCAAGGCGTTCAATCACGCGCCAGTCGTGAAGCTGGAGGACGAGATCAAGGCTCTCGAGGAGCGTCTTGCCCGGAAGCGTGCCGAGCACGCGGAACTGCGCGCGCCTCTCACGAAGCTCGAGGCCGAGTACGCCGATATCACGCAGCCGGACCGCGACAAGCAGGCGCTTCAGGAACTCGTGGATATTGAAAAGGCGTGGGCTCGTGACCGTTAAATTCTTTACTAAAATTAATGAACAACTTGGCCGTGCTGGGGCCAAATAAACTACTCAACAAGAGTCTACGGAAGAATGCCCGTAGACTCGTGCGTGAAACCATAAACCGAAACTGGTTCAGAAACGCCTACAAGGTCAGTAACCGACATTACACGGTGACGAATACAAACGGACAGTTGGTCGGATTCGCCCTGATTAACAAGAATCACAGAAACCAAAAGGGTGACGTGCGCATACGACTCATAGGGACGAATAAAGGGCGGGGAATAGGGAGAGTGCTCATGGAGCGCATAATAGACAACGCGCGCCAAAGGGGACTAAAGACTGTGACGCTAGAATCGGTTCCAGAAGCTCGTGCATTTTATAACAAGATGGGCTTCAGACCCATAGGTATAGGGAGCAATATGCGGTTCAATATACAAAGATCACCTTCTCGCCCGTCTCCAAGGCGGCGCGCATCTTCACCAGCGTCTTCTGTGCGGCGGTCTGCGACCCCTCAAAAGCCCCACCCTTGAATTCCTCTTCAAAATTATCAACGTCCTCCTTCGTGATGACCATGGTCTTGTTGCGCCACGACACGCCCGCGCACGGCATGAGGCCCGCGGCTGATGCAGCGTCATACGCCTTGTTAAAGTCTTTTTGTGTAGGGAACGCCTTGTCCTGATAAAGGGTGTTGATCCAACTCAGGACGTCCGGATCACTGAATTCGCCGAGCTTGTTCTTCCACTGAGGCGCGGCGAATTCAATAAACTTGCGCTTAGGCGCATACTTGATGGGAACGGTGGCAAACTTGGCGAGAGTACAGGCCATCTTGTGAGTGCTCTTTGGTTTTGGGTGGGCCGGGCTTCACTATGAAGACCCTGGGCCTCACACGACACGTTTTTTTAGCTGCGGGGCTTCACGGACCGACGGCCGGAACGGGTAACAGACGCCGTGCGATTAGGACTCGGGGACTTGCGTTTTGGCGTGCGTGGGACGCGTGGCCGAGGAGGACCGGCCATGAACCGGTTGTAGGTCGTCGTGACGGGCGTGGAACCGGCCAGCATGTATGGACGCATCAAAGAGGCTAGCGTACCGACGTTGTGCTGGCTTACCATCCGACGTGAACCGGGGCTCGGGGGGCGGCGGAGCGCCGCGACGTTACGGAGCGCCTTGAACTTTCCAGCCGCATTCTGGACGCGGCGGTACATGGCGTCGCGTCTCTCATTTCCGAGGTTTCTGTTGTTGGAGTTGAGAGCCTTGTTCAGTTTGCGGAACTTCATTAAGTAAGGCATCATGACTTTCTGCATAGTCGCGATGTTTGGGTAGCCGCCATTCGCCTTTATCCGTTTCAGGATCGCGGTGGACTGCTGTCTGGGCTCCGTAATGTTCAGACCATAGCTCTGGGCATCCTTAATCCATCGAGCGATGCGCTCGAGTTCCTTCAGGTTCGCCTTGGTGAAACCCGCACCCTGGGGGATGTACATGACAACATGACGAGGAGGCGTCATACTTTAGTCCGAGATTATTTCCGGCGCCCCCGCAAAGTGGAACTCAAAGTTACCCCCTTTCTTATCAAATTCCATGAATCTATCGAGACCGCGCCAAACGCCTCTGTGCGACGCGTTCGGCCCATGGAACCACACGTCGCCTTCTGGTTCTATACCGTCATAAACCTCCCACGTGAACACGTCGTACGACTCGTCAAAGTTGATGTACAGGAGCTTCTTGAGCGCCGCAAAGTATCTCAAAGTCGTAGGAGCGATGGGCCGCGGGACAAAGTCCGAATGTGGGAGCCTACGGGGCAGGAATCCTAGGGCCCGGCGCGCGTCAAAATCAGCGAACGAGGCTACCCGTTCGATGAGATCATATGGCAATTGGCCCCATATTTCTGGGTTCATCTTATATTTTCAGGGCCGCCCGCCTTTAAATCCACGTCGTGATGAGAGCCGCCCATTCCTCACCACGGAACGTGACGTTCTCTTCACAGTCGTACGATCCGCGCATAAAGTTCCTCCGGACGTTGTACACATCACCCTCGTCCTTCACGAAAAAGAACGCAGCCACCTGGGCCACGAGACCATTATCTATATATTTCTCTTCCCAGCCAATTTCGCGAAGTTCATCGTCGTTTAGCCAAGTGAATATCATTTCTTACTAACAATGCGCAACAAAGCCTTAAATACCAATGCCCAAAAACTCTCTCCCAATCTTGGAGCCTAGGAACATCGCTGACGCGGCGACGATCGAAATGACCGCGTGGCGCGTGCTCGTGTTGAGCATCTGCGCGTGAATGATGATCAGGGTCAGAAAACCAATCCAGAATATCAAAGTGTAAAAGTCCATTTATAGTAGGGACATAAAAAATTACATATCAAAAGATTCAAAGAGCTCCTCGATCGGTGACTTTTTCGAGAGGCCGTCCGAACCCATAACCTCCATGTACCACTTGCCCTGTGGGCCGCACTGGTTCTTGTCGAGACGCACAAACTTGGCGTAATTGTGATGAATCTTGCCCTGGCTCACGGCCACGATCGAGCGCACACACGTCTTGTCACCGTGGTTGTAGTACAGACAAACCTTGCAGAGGGCCGACATGCTCATTTAGTGTTCAAGAGGTCGGTGTCTCTAAGACCACGGACTCCGGTCGATGGGTCCGGACATCTTGCGCACGCGGTGTTCGAGGTTCCGGAGATCCTTGAAAAGATACCCTGGAGCCATAAATGGTGATGAAAGTGTATAAACCAATATGCATCCAATACGTTCGGTCACGTACTCGTCCTTTTTAAGAGGG